TAATATAAGAGAGTATAAGGATTACATAAAAAAATATGTCGTTAAAGTATGAATTGGAATTTAGAAAAAATATATTATAATTATTTAATGGGTGCTTATAATAGTCGTTATGAATTAGAAGATTGGAATACACCTAGAATCGGTTATAGTTTACACCATAGAACAAGTGATTGGGATTTTGAAGATAAACCTAAAAATTTTGATTATTGGTTTAGTAAAGAAAGACTAACTTATATATCAAGAAAACATTATAAAAATGATTATGTAAATGGTTATCTATGGGGGAGATATCAAATAAAAAATTCTTTAGATACTATATATGAAACCGAGACCGAAAATATACAAACAGACACCAGCGATACAAGAAATAACAAAGAATCTCAAACCGACTACTCCTCCTCCGAATACGAAGAAGAAGAAAGAAGCTTTTAATATTAAAGAATATATTGAAAAATTGAAGGAAAAATTTAAATGTAAATGTACTGTAAACTTTGACTAAGGGATTAATCCCTTTAAAACCCTTTAATAGGAGAGGTGTAAGGAGAACCTAGGTTCTCTAGTCACTATCATAATAAGATGTTGCTTCTCCCTCTTCGTCATCAGGAATTTTAAAAGAGATTGTTTTTAGTTCTTTTATAATTTCCTTATATTCTTCTATCACATTGAGTAATTTTAAATTTTCTTGTCTAAGATTTATTATTTCTTTTTCTAAATTAGTAATTTCTATCATTAGTTTAGATATGAGAAAATATTTCACTATATTTATCAATGAATGTAAAATTAATATGGATAACACCTGATAGTGAAAAATTAATAACTTATTGTGCTAGGGTTTCAAATCCTAAAAATCAAGATAATAAAAATATAGAAGGATTAATTAAATATTGTTTTAATCATAAACATTTTAGTATTTTTGAAATGGCCTCTATGTGTATTGAAATAGAAACAACTAGAGCAATATCAGCACAAATAATAAGACATAGAAGTTTTAGTTTTCAAGAGTTTAGTCAAAGATATGCACAAGTAGAACAAGATTTAGAAATACCTGAACTTAGAAGACAAGACCTTAAAAATAGGCAAAATTCTTTAAGCGATCTAGATGATGATTTAGTTGAGGAGTTACAAAATGATATTATAGAACATTTTAAAAAAACTAAAGATCTTTATCAAAAATTATTAAATAAGTCTGTTGCTAAAGAATGTGCTAGAATGGTATTACCTATGAGTAGTCCTACTAGACTATATATGAATGGAACTCTTAGAAGTTGGATACATTACATTCAACTAAGAACAGGTCATGGAACTCAAAAAGAACATATGCTTATAGCAAATCAAATAAAAGAAATATTAATTAAAGAGTGTCCAATTATTGGAAAATTAATCTAATGTAAATATAATGGAATTATATAGACCTTTCAAGAGTAATGCTAAAAATAAAAAGTATAGTGTTTATGTTTTGAAAGATGGTAAAAAAAGATTAATTCATTTTGGAGATACAAGATACCAGCATTTTAAAGATAAATTAGGGATGTATTCTAATTTAGATCATAATGATAAAAAAAGGAGGTCTAATTATCTTTCTAGACACGGAAAGAAAACTGATAAGAATACTGCTGGGTATTGGGCAGAAAAGATATTATGGTAGAGTGAAACCACCTAGTCCTTCGGTAGAGTTCTTTAGAACCACCTAGTCCTTCGGTAGAGTACATAAGATATTTAAATAATAACAAACAATAGACTTATTTGTATTTATGTTGATAAATTCTGTATTGTTAATATATTTTATATTATAAATATTTCCTAATCTAGATGTAGTTAAAATGATTAATAAAAATAGTATTAATAATCTCATATAAATATATTTTAAAAATTTTCTGATAAATCAAAATCATTTTTATTAACATCAGCTTTTATATATTCACCTACACGAACTTCAAAGAAATTAGATTTAGGTCTTAGTGATATTAATTCCATAAAGTCAAAAGGATTAGTAACATTATATATTTTATTATATCCTAATTGAATACATAAGCGGTCTGCTACAAATTTAATATATTGTTGCATTAAATCACTATTCATTCCAATTAATCTACAAGGTAAAGATTTAGTAATAAATTCTATTTCAATATCAACTGCTTCTTTTATAATATTATTAAAATCTTCAATAGATAATTTTTTATTAAGTTTAGAATATAGTAAACAAGCAAAGTCTGTATGAAGTCCTTCATCTCTACTAATTAATTCATTAGAAAAGGTTAGACCTGACATAAGTCCCCTTTTCTTTAACCAATAGATAGCACAGAAACTTCCACTAAAAAATATACCTTCAATTATAGCAAATGCTACTAGTCGTTTAGCAAAAGTAGAATTATCTTCAATCCATTTTAATGCCCAGTCTGATTTTAGTTTAACTATTGGATTGTTATCTATTGAATTAAATAGATTAAGTTTTTCTTCTGTATCATTTATATAAGTATCTATTAATAAAGAATATGTTTCACTGTGTATATTTTCATTAAAGATTTGATAACTATAAAAAGACCTTGCTTCAGATATTTGTACTTCATTCATAAATCGTTCTGCTAAATTTTCCATTACAATACCATCACTACTAGCAAAGAATGCTAATATATTTTTAATAAAAAATTTTTCATTTTCTGTTAATTTTTCCCAGTCATTTTTGTCCTTTGATAAATCTATTTCTTCTGTAGTCCAAAAGGTAGTTAATGCATTTTTATATAGTTTCCATATATCTTTATAATGAATAGGAAAAATAACTAATCTATTATTTGATTTATTCAATATTTCTTCTTTCATTAAAAATATAAAAGAGATTTTTTATGCCGAACAAACTTGACAAGTAAATTGTTGTGCTTGGACTTTAGGTTGAGATCTAACATAATAGCAACCAGTTTTTAATCCATTTTTCCAACCATAAAATAAAGCACTTGTTAAATTTTTTATATTAGGTTCTTTAAAAAATAAATTCATAGATTGACTTTGACAGATATATGGTGATCTATCTATTGATAATTGTATTAAACTTTTTTGTGATATTTCCCAAACTGTCTTATATCTTTTTTTAATATCTGTTGGTAAATCTAAATGTTGTATACTTCCGTTTTTTGTAATAATACTATCTTTTAAATTTTTATCCCAAAGATTTAGTTCTATTAATTCTTTCACTAAATATTTATTTACTACAGTAAAATCACCTGCTAATGTTCTTCTAGAATAAATATTGCTTGTATATGGTTCAAAGCATTCATTAAACCCTAGGATTTGACTAGTAGTAGCTGTAGGCATCAAAGCAGTAAATAAACTATTTCTAGTTCCATATTTAATAACATCTTTTCTCAGTTTGTTGTATTTATAACTACTTTCTTTATTTCTCATTTCAAATTGAAAAATACCTTTAGATAATGGAGAACCTTTGAAACTAGGATAATGTCCTTCTAGTTTTGCTAAATCACAAGAAGCTAAAACAGCATAATAATAGATAGTATCAAAAATAGCAATATTTAAATCTTTTGCTTCTTGACTTTCAAAATCTATTTTTAAAATAGAAAATACATCTGCTAAACCTTGTACACCAATCCCTATAGGTCTATGTGTCTGATTAGATAATTTTGATTCTTCAACTGGATAATAATTTAAATCAATAACTTTATTTAAATTTTTAACTACAGTTTTTACAACTTGACCTAATTTTTCAAAATTAAAAAAATTATGTTCCACGAATTTAGGTAAACCTAAAGACGCTAATGTACAACAAGCATACTCTTTATCATCTGAATATTCCGTAATCTCGGCACAAAGATTAGAACTTTTTATTATACCTAGATTAGATTGATTATTAAATTTATTAATTGTATCTTTGTATAAAATATAAGGTGTACCTGTTTCTATTTGACTACTTATAATTCTTGCCCATATCTCCCTTGCTGGTAATTTTTTTATTGCTAAATTTTTACTTTCATATTCTATATATTTACATTCATAATCTAGACCCCACAAATTAGATAAATCAGGACATATATTAGGATCAAAAAAAGACCATTCTAAATCGGCATCTACTCTTTCCATAAATAAATCTGAAATAAATAGAGCAGTAAATAAATCTCTACATCTATCATTTTCGTATCCGTTGTTTTTTCTTACTTCAAGAAAATCCAATAGGTCAGGGTGATGTGGTTCTAAGTAAACTGCTATAGAACCATTTCTTTTACCACCTTGATTAACATACTTAGCAGTTTCATTATATACCCTAAGCATAGGTATTATACCATTTGATTTACCATTAGTTCCTTTTATTTTTGAATTTTTACATCTAATATCAGATATATGTATTCCAATACCTCCTGCCCATTTTGAAATCTTTGCACAGTCGGTAATATTTTTATATATTCCGTTCATAGAATCATTAGTGCCTAATAAAAAACAACTTAGCAACTGTGGATTATTTGTACCGCTATTAAATAAAGTTGGTGTTCCGTGTATAAAATATTTTTGTGACATGAAATTATAACTTTCAAACGCATCATCTAAATTAGTTAGATGTAACCCTAAGGATACTCTCATAAATAAATATTGAATTCTTTCAACTACTTTATCATCTATCCTAAATAGATAGTTTTTTTCTAAAGTCTTAAATCCGAAATAATCAAAATCATAATCCCTTTTATGATTTATTTTTTTATTAATTAAGGTTTCATTTCTTACCACTACATTAAATAAATCTTTAGATATTAAATTTCTATCATTTAATTTTTGAATACATTCTGAAAAAGTTTTTGGAGTTTGTTTATGATTATTACTAATGATAATTCTCTTTGCAAGTTCACCATAATCAGGATTTTCAGATGATAAATGAATTGATGTTTCACCTATCAATTCATCTAACTCTGTAGTCTTAATGTTATCATACATCTCAGAAATTACTTTTTTGGCTATTTTGGTGTGGTTGATATCAATATCCTTACAAATTGATTTTATCCTTTTTGTAATTTTATCAAAGCTTACCGTTTCAATTTCATTATTTCTTTTTATGACATTCATTATTATTTTGGGATTTTTTTTTGACGAGAATTTTCCGAGAATTTTTGAAGAAACTTTTTAGAAAGTTCTTTTAAGAATTTTTCAAAATTTTTTTTTTAGAAAATTATTTTTTTTTGAAAATTTTTTGAAAAAATGATTTTTTGAAATTTGAAAAAAAAGTGCACCGTTTGTTATAACCAT